GTTAATGTAGAAGCAGGAACAGTTACTCTCAGTTGAGTAGCATTGACAAAAGTCACTGTTGGTAAATTAAGTACAGCGTTGGTTGTACTATGAATAAAATCTACTCGAGCACCATTAGTAAAATCAGTACCATTGATATCGACTGTTTCTGTGTCATAGACAGCAGGTTGACCGTTTGTAATACTTAAAGAACTGATAGTGGGAAAGGTAATTGCTAATTTAGAATTAGCAATAGCGGCATCAGACGCTATCTTAGCGTTAGTGATTGAATCGTTTTGAATATTTGTAGAGTTGACACCACCTTGTGCGAATGTTCCAGTGGTTGCCTTTGTCAAAGAGCCCATGATTTACCTCGCTGTTGCTTCGTTAGTGAGTATTCCTCCGAACGGTGCTTCGGCAAATGCTATATAGATGTATGTGCCACCAGATGCGTTAGTGCTTGCGTTAGTTGCTCTTAATTTATATCCATTAGATAAGAAATCACCCGCTGTTGAATTGTAAGTTGATTCTACATCTACAGCATCTCCGAATAATTGTCTATGTTGAGAATCCGCTGAACCTTGTGTATTAGCAGCACCTAAAACATCTATATCTCTAACTACATCAATTAAAAACCAACTTCCTATAGCATCTACTCTTTTGATAATTATAAATTGTGGTTTAAAACCAAAATATAAAAAAGGTCCGGCTGCACTTCCATTTCCTGTATAAACGCCAAACTTTGAGAATCCTGGAATTGATTTAAAATGATAAGACACATAATTTTGTGATGATTGATTTACTTCATTTCTAGTTCCCAGAGTTATTACAGAACTTGTTGGTGCCACATCATTAAAGAAACCAGCACCGTTAGAACCTCCAAAAGCAGCATTGCTATTTAAACGAGCAGCATTTGTTGCAGTTGGATTATGTGCTCTTGGCCATACCGCCCAATCTGTTGTTTGTTCTCTACATTTATAAATAGACAAATCAGGAACAGAACCTAGTCCATGTCCAAATGTAGCACCGTTTGAACCATTTCCTTGATATTCAGCAATCGAAATACCTGATGTAGTGTTTGTTTGAACATAAGATTCAATTGTTCCATCATTATTTGTTGTTTCTGTTCCGCCGTTTATTAACCAACACCAGTTGACATAATCTACACCTGTTTCATTAGTGCTGTTAGCAGCACCTACTTGAAATCCATCTGATTCAAATGCTTGAAATCCGTCTGCAACAGTTGCTTCACCATTTGTTAAATTTCCTTGTAAAACTTTTGTGGCACCTCTCGAACTATCAACAAGAACATGATTGCCTGTTGAAGTTCTTTCTTTACTCCACATAAAATCTGGTTGAAATCCTACACCAGTTATACTTCTATCATCAACATTATTCCCTGTATATAAAACAGTATTGAAATAATCACCTGAATCTTTAATCGTAGGTTCTGGCAAATTGTTTGTACATAGTGCAAGAAATCCTGTTGGAGGTGCGTATTCAAAGTTTCCATATCCGTTATCATCACTGTTGCCAGATGAGATTGAGAAATGAGGATTACCATAGTTATTAGATGCAGTTCCATTATATCCAAGGCAACCAATTATCCAATCAGTAGTAGTATCTAATCCTGTAAATGCAGTTCCTTGAGATGCTCCATTTTTATAAAAACTTAATGTTCCATTATCAGCATCAAAAGCAATTCCAATTATATCGCCTGTTGTATATGAAGCACCATAAGAAGTTACAGTAGTAAGATTTTTTTTATTCCCAGAATTTTGATAAGTTATTGATTGAGTATCGGGATTTCCATCGTCATATATAGAAGGTTCTATAATACCACAAGCAGTCAAACTACCTACTACATCTACTTTTACTTCCACATACCATTTTCCACTAGAAACAGATATTGATGAAAAAGCCAACCCATTAGATGCAGATTGTACTACTTTACAATTACCCTCTGAAAATGTAGGTGAAGATGCTGTTCTTAGAAGTAAAGGATTCATAGTAGCAAAGTTATTCTGTGGTGTATCTGTTGTTTGGTCAGTAGCAGCTAAATTTGTAGCAGTAAAGTCATTTGTGTTTCCACTTTCATCATCTCCTAAGTTTCCACTGTCAGCAAAGTCTAAATAAAATCCGTTGGTGCCATAGGTACCAGAATATGTTTTTGGTTTCCAACGACCATTGGATCCTGTAGTACCAAAAGATGAAGGCGTCAATGCTTGTCCGTCAATGAAATGAACCTCTGCCATATATCCGTCGAAATAAAAACCACCACCAGATTGCCTTCCTATTGTATGTGCTGTTGTATTATTAAAACCTGTATCAGTATCTTGTGCTAATTGATTTTCTGTTGCAAATGATGTTATTTGGGTTCCATTAACATATAATTTAGTTCTATTAGATGCTGTTGATTGTGTTGTATCACAAGCAATAATAATATGATACCAAGAAGCAGTATCTCTATATAGTGCATTAGTTTGAAGAACAGTTGAATCATTCATATAAACAAAAAAAGAATTATCACTATTAAATCTTAATTGATTTACACTTGAACTAGAAAATAGATTTCTTACTGTACTAATATTTCCAAGTTTCACCCAACCACTCCATGTCCATGTTTTTCTGTTTGTAGCGCTTGATGGTGTTCTACTTAAATTGGCACTATCATCATCATTAAATCTCAATGATTGAAATATCACAATATCTGTGACAGTAATGGTAAACTCTCTATCAGCATATTGACTTTCAACGTCTGTGGCACGAACTGTAAATGTAGAAGTGGTATCAGCAGCAACAGCACTTGGTGTTCCTGTGATTTCACCGTTTGATGTATTTAAACTTAAACCTGTTGGTAAACTTCCTGATTGAATAGCATAGGTGATAGAACTATTCGAAGTTGCTGATAACGTAATGGTCGAAATGGCAACACCTTCATCAAATGTACCTAAAGAACCAGCAGAGGTTGACCATGAAACTGCTTGACTAACTGTTAACAATGCTGTTGCTGAGATTCCAGCAAAACCATCACTTCTTGTTACACGAATTTTGTAAGTACCAGCACTTAATGATGCTGTTACTCTTAATTGAGTAGCACTGACATACGTAACTGTGGTGGCGTTGGTTGAAGCATTGGTTGAACTATCTAATAATTCAACAGTCGAAGGATTGGAAAAATTTGTGCCGATAATATCAAAGTATAATGATGTGTCACTTGGTGGAATAGCACCTTGACTATTCTCAATAGAGATAGAAGAAATAGTCGGTAGTGTAAGACTGAGTTTTGATTGAGCAATATTTGCTGAGGCATTAATGTCAGCATTTACAATTGTACCATCTTCAATCTTTGCTGTTGTAATGGCACTATCGGTGATAGCACCAGATGTTACTTTGGTAAGTGACATTAATATCCTCTATATTATGGTTTTGTCGGCCAGGTGACGCCGTTTACTTCGTCCACTGTTGTTAAGCCGTCTGTTAAATCTCTTAATGCTTGTCTGTATGTGTTCATTTCGGCTGATAGAGTGTTATCTGATAAAGCAAGATAATCTGTTTCTGATAATAAACGATTTCTTGTTGCTCTTAAATCAGCAATTGCTCTATCAAAAGCACCAGCAGCCCAAGCGGCTTCTTCAGCATCTCTTGCTGCTTCTTCTTCAGCAGTGAGAGGAATTCTTTCGCCATTGACTAATTTTGTTCTTGCCATTGATATCTCCTTAATACTATTTATACTTATTTATACTAACTAACCCCATATAATTTGATTGTGCCGGCATCTATATTATTGGTTCTTTGAGCAAATCTCATTCCATTGATTGCTGATGTAGTATTAAAATAACCAGAACCAAACGACCTAATAACAAAATCATCTTGGTCGTAATTTGATGTCTGAAAAACAAAGTGTTTTACATAAGTTGTAGAACTAGGATTATATAGTTTTAATATTCCACTAAAAGATTGGTCATTATCAGCACCTGTTCCAAAACGATTAAGTTGTTGAAAACTTGTGCTTTGTGCTAAATCTTCACCTGAACTATAACTTAATGATGTATATGTACCTGATTCATCGTGGTAAGCGTAGAAAAATGTAGAAGTCATAGTCACTCCATAAGAACTACCACCGTCTGTGCTACCTTGAAATTCTGTCCAATTGGTTCCTTCACTACTTGGATGTAAATTATTAAAGACAAACCAATACTCGTTATAGGTACTGTCTAATCCTGTAGTAAAATCTAGTGAAGCATCACCAGCTGCCGTAGCAGTCGATAATAACTTCAAACTCACACCACTAATTGATGTAATATTATTTAATGAAGCATTATTGATAGCACTTGAACCTAATACACCATTTGATCCAATGTTATTTGTAAATGTTCTTGTAATTGTTCCCATTATGTTTTCTTTACTCCAAATAATTTAAATGTTCCATCATCTACATTTCCGTTTTCCATTTTAAATTGTATGGCATCTATAGCACTTGTTGTTCTAAACATACCAGCAACAAACCATTCTCTTGCTCTATCATGGTCTGAATTGTGAATTGTTCTAGCCATAAAATGTTTTACATAAGTTGTTGAACTTGGTTCATATATCCATAATTCACCACAAAGATTTTCATCATTTTGATTACCTGTATTTTGTCCAAGTCTTTGATAAGTAGTTGTTTCATCATGTTGGTCGTGTCCTGTTTGATATGCTAAACCTGTGCCTGAATCATCTTCTCTATGTTCTGATTGAAATACGGTTGTAGTTTTGGTAATGCTATAAGTAGAACCGCCATCAGTAGAACCATTAAATTGAAAAGAATCAGTATCATTTGATCCGTGAATATTATAAAACTTAAAACAATAAACATCATATGTTGAATCAATACCTGATGTAAAACTAATAGAAGCATCACTAGATGCTGTCTGTTCACTAATTAAAACTAAATCTCCTACATCAACACCTGATGGTAGGGAAGTCACAGCACTCACACTGGTATTGGAGATACCCGATGATGATACAACACCGCCGGTTGTAATATTATTTGCTAATGCTCTTGTTATTGTTCCCATTATTTTAAACCATACATTGATATAG